TACTACACACAACAATGTGTATAAGTAATGGCACGTTAAAGTTTGTGGCATAATTCAGGGGTTAGGTGTATGTGCCACTACTCATACACTCGTCCGTTCGATGACATTAAAAAATAGACATTTGCAAATCTTCAATCAATGCTTCTTTATGATTTACTACGTTCAAATTAAAATAGGATTCTTTTAATTCGATTGATATAGACTTTCTATTCATTTTCAATGCCTGATATCCTTCACTCCCTATCCCTCCAAATGGAGAAAATACCGTTTCGCCCTCATTAGAATAAAGATGAACTATTCTTTCAATCGTGTCTAATTGAAGTGGACAAATATGCTTCTCGTCGTTATTATCGCGTGCGCTCCGATATTGTAGAGTTCTTGAATAATTAACATCCATCCAAATCGGACTAGCGTATTTCTGCCAAAGATCGACTGGCAAATAGTCTGGCTTAGATGGGTCTGTGTCCTGATGAACTATTGGCGTTACATTTTCTCCCTCATTTCTGAAAAATAGAATATAGTCTGGAATGCCAACTCTAGACATTACGCTGTCTTTCTTGATCGTTTTATGTAGTAGCCCGAGTGACTTTGTTCTTTGCATTTCAGTTACCGGATTCTTCCAAACTGTACATCTGGCATGATAAATAAAACCTTCATCAATAAACATATCTTTAATCATTCCTGAAAAGTCACGAAGACCGATAAACCCTTCCTTTCCTTTTTGGATAGGTAAATCCATACAGTGAACAGCGCATATACGGCCCGGTTTCAAAGTTCTTTTTAGCTGCGGAACCAAATATGAAAAATGTTCTTTAAACATCTCATAATTTGACACATTGCCCATGTCAGCCGGATTATCCGAGTAAACATACAATTCAGCAAATGGAGGGCTAAATACAATCAAGTCTGCCGCGTTATCTGGTATTTCTTTTGACCGATCAACGCAATCTCCATTCATTAACCAGTATTTGTCATTCTTTACGGTAATGCTTTCCACTTTTGCTTTGTATTTTTCAAGATTGGTATAATCTGCTTGTGATGAATATTTACTCATTTCTTCGATCATTTTTTTATGATTTTTTTGTTTTTGCAATATTGAGTTTCTAACATTTTTTTGTGATTCTGGAACCATGATATGAACCTTCACTTTTTTATTTTGTCCAAAGCGATAACATCGTCTTACCGCTTGATAGAATTGCTCAAATTTGAAATCATAGGAACAAAATACCATGTTATGACAGTTCTGGAAATTCATACCAAAAGACGCAATACTTGTTTTTGTAACCAACACTTTAAACTCGTCATTTGCAAAGCCATTGAGTTTTTCCGCCTTGTATTCTGGAGAGTCAGATCCCTGTACATTTACCGATTCACTAAGCTTTTTATGAAGAATTGACGCCTCGTTGTTTCTCAACGTCCAAACTATCCAGTTTTCATTGGATGAATTTACAAGCTTTACTGTTTCTGCTATTCTTGCATCAAGTGACCTTTTAAGGTCTTTATGCAAATCGGTAGCTGATACGGCCACATCTCCAAATAGATTGCCAGATTTATTCTCGACAGGGATAATATGCTCTATGTATTCAATATCGGGCAAATCGTATCCGCATTGAGTTTTATCAATTCTTTTTGGATCATCAAGACTCATACTCCATGTGCATACATATTTCCAAAAATCATCAACAGCATGCTTTCTTAATCGCCATTTTTGTGTTTGCCCTCCATCATGCACAAAATACATAGCAAGCATCTCCAAGTAACTCATTGCACCTAAAAATTCGGAATGTTGACCAAGCTCCATGTGATCATTAGGGCTTGGCGTAGCTGTACATGCTAACTTGTACTGGTGACTTTTGAATGAATCTATTATTAGCCTACTAAGTTTACCATCTCGCCCTTTCAATATACTGCTTTCATCAAGCACTACACCACTATATATTGAAGGGTCAATGTTTTTCAATTGATCAAAATTAGTAATGTCAATCTTAGAAATGTCAATATTAAACTTTTCTGCTTCTCTTTTTGTCTGTTTTACAACTGCCAGCGGAGCAAGGATTAAAACCCTTTCACCTGTATGTGTTGCCACCCGATAGGCCCACTCTAACTGCATAAAGGTCTTACCAAGTCCACAATCAAGAAATAATGCAAACCTTCCTTTTTTTAACGCCACAGATACGGCGTACTTTTGCCAATCGAATAACATATCATTAAGTTCTGAAATATCAAAACCTGAATCTATATGTTTGTTTTTTTTTGACTTTATAAAGTCTTTGTATGGTTGTGATTTAATCATCTGTATATAATTTAATTGTCAATAAAAACGGCATCGAACAAAAGCTAAAACGTCAATAGCCTCCATTCGTCAGCTACTGCGTTTAGCAGAGACGTTACAACGGTAACTTATATTTGCTCTCCTCTACAGGCTTATCAAGTTCTGAGATAACATCATCTAATTCAGCAGCTAGACCTTCATCATCTAGCCTCATCTTAATTGATTTCAAAATAGATATGCAAATGCCTCTCCTGTACGCTAAATTATAAACCTTTTTTTCTAATTCAAGACTGCTCATAATAACTTATTTCTTTTCCTTTATATTTTTTCTTGTGATGAAGTGCATTGTAAAGCACATGGATGTTTCTAGGGCTAATCTGGTTTACTAATAAGTAATCCATAGCCGAGTTATATATAGTGCCGTCAGCTCCTAGTATACGCTTTTTCTTGTAGACCCTTTTGGTGGTTTTATGTATTTCTAAAAATTCAAACAGGTCTGCATTGTTATGGTATGTACAATATGCAGGATATATACTAGTTTGATAACGTCGCAATACATGAATTATTTTATTGCTAATCTGATGAACGGTTCTCTCTCTTCTAGATATACCAACTATACCTATGTTAGACTTACTCTTTATAGGCTCAGAAACCTCTGTAACCCAGTTCATTTCTGTGAAGCCTTCAGATGCTAAATAGATTTGCAGCTCATTATATTGAGCATCTGAATTAATAATTACTCGCAAAAAATTAGAATCCATAGTTTATATGTTGTTTAAAAAAAATGTGTGGTTTCCTATTTTTTCTTGGTTTGGATATATCTCTCGAATGTATCTCAGCCATCCCTTATTGGTCGCTGTATCGGTATTTGCGTAATATAAAGCCTCCGTGATTATAGCGCCTTCTAAAGCTCTTTTCGCGGCCCTATAGCAGTCTTTATTCGGCTGATTAAATAGGGGCGAGCTAACGCCATGGAACTGGTTCTTCTGGTATATCACCTCTTGGATGGTATTAGGGAATTCCTTAGCTTCAACCCTATTAATAACAACAGATGCGACAGCTAATTTCCCCTGAAAGGGTTCGCCTAATGCTTCTGCTGCTACTATCTTGGCTAGAATTTCTAGCTCATAATTAATCTCCGGTTTAGGAGCTTCGGTGATGAGAATCTCTTCTTTGATAGGTTTCTTGTATTGGCATATTTTATATGATATATAAAAGAATGCCGCTATCTGTAGAATGGCAAATAGTTTTTTCATAGTTATTTTTATTTCATGTGCTAAAATAGTTTGAATTATTTAAAATTCAATTAAACCAGTTTAACAAAAGGCAGGGCAAAACTACTTTTAGCCGAGACCTGCCTGATAACCAATTTAAAGATATAACCGCTAGAAACGATTAAAAAAAATTATTCTACTTTTTTACTATTATTTCATTAAACGTGAAAAGCGATACAACATCTCTCAACCTCTTGGCTTTCTTGTATGAAATGCCCGGATTCTTTTTCACCACATCGACCATCCCATTATACATCGCATAGGCATCCAGTTCATCATCGAACAAGCCTAAATATAAACTTTTGCCTTTTATTTTTATGCGTGAGAGCCATTTAGAAGCCCCTTCATGCCAAGTAATCCCTTTGTATTTTGAACTTCTACATTCTTTGTTTTTCATATAATTATTTTTCACATTGACAGGATTCGGACCTTATATCTATCCAGACACAGCACACATCACACCATCGCCATATCTCGTGATTTCTCATTTTCGGAAAGTTTTGCATTTTCTCATCTTCCGAGCGTTCTTTTTCTTCTGTTTCTTTGAGTATCGCTCATATTTGGCAATTCCGCAATTTACAATCTTAAATTGCTTATTTTTAACTGGTGCATATCTACTAGAAGCACAGCTACTCAGAAGAATTATTACTAAAAAAAATAACATTGATTTTTTCATCTTTAATTATTTTGATTTTCATTAATATTAATCGGATTAGTCCATTCTTTTATTCTACACTCGATAACGACCAAATCACCTTGCCCATTTTGAAGCTCTATAATATCCATTTTAGCCTGCCGGCTATTTATAAAGTTGATGATAGTCTGCCCACATAAAACTGTAAAACGTGCCTTACTATCCTCAGAATTAAAACGCATTTGACCATCTTCATCAAAGTATATATCTGAGTAATTATCCATCAAAAAGGCAAGTCATTTTGATTATTAGAACTTTCAACCGGGGCAAACGCATTGCCTTGCAAACCTCCTGCTAACTGACCCCCTTGCCCTGTAGGTATTTTCCTAACATACGAAGCCTTAACCCCTGTTCTGTAATGGGTAATACCTTCTTTCTCGTATTTTCGAGTATTCAACTCCCCCTCAACCCACACTAAATCTCCCTTCCTAAAAGATTTAGCCTTATCCGACATCGAACCCCAACATGAGACATTATGCCACTCGGTCTGCTCGACCCATTCATCTCCTTTTTTATAAGATTTGGAAGTAGCCACATTGATTGATGTAACTTCATTTGCTTCGAATTGCCTAGAATCTGGGTCTGTGCCTATTCTACCTAATAAATTAACTTTGTTTATCATATTTAAAATTTAAATTTCATTTAAAAACCTGCGATGAGTTGGGTACCCACCGCAGGAAAATCTGTATTAAAAACAAAAAAACTATGAATCTTCTGCGACATAATGTATGCCACCGTTTCTTACTATTTGTCCACCCCACGTGAATGGATTGGATTTGTCTTTTAGCCTCGTTATTTTCTTCTCTTTGTGTATATAGAAAAATTCAGAGTCGTTTACTTCAATTGCATTTAGCAAATCAACCATTAATGTATCCCTCATACCTACAAACACATCAACCCGGTGTGGTATCTCTTTCTGTATTGCCTCATCCTTTAGGATTGTAATAAAAGAATGCCTATCATTTATATCAATTTCATACTCAATCTTATTGCCAAAACCATCTACTCTATTCGATGTTAAATATAGGCATATCATTCCATTATCATAACCCATAGCGAGCATCTGCATTTGTACTTGATACATATAACTGCTCGGCAGATTATTTAAATTCTTGTAAAAGCTAGACACCGTATATGGACACTTTACATCAATCACAAGACTATTCTCCTCGTCTGTTATGTCAGGCGTAGCCCAACAATTGCTATCTATCCAAACAGACTCTGAAGACCTGTATCGTGCCGATGGATAAAACACCTTTACGACAGAGTTATAAGCCTCCTCCTCGTTAAAGAGGCCATGCAGCATTGCAACCGTGTTGATTCTAGGTTTTTCGCCATTCAGAATCTCTTCACACTTCTCGACGCACAAGGTTTTCACGCCTTTTGAAGCCATTCCATCTCTAGTGAAAAGCTTACCTATCTCACTAGCACCTATTCCTCCTAGCTTCTTATCCATTGATTTCAGCTTTTCTAGATGAGAAGATTGACTTTATCTGTACGTGCCTTTGATATTCGGCAGGTAAGATATTGTAATAATCTTTAAGCTCCTCTAGTGATGTAAGTTCATTAATTTCCTCATTGTATTTCTGTAGTATTTTTGAATCTATAGTACCAGTCCTTTCTGTAGCCTTTAATCCATTCTGTTGCTGATTAATAGCATTGATAACCTCATCAGCCGTGGCATATGAGGAGTCAATGCCGATGCCGAAAGAGCCTAAAGCCCTACCAATTGCCGACGTCTCACAATTCTCAATATAAGATGTCTTATTTATATAAGAAGACGCCTTTAATTCATGAGCATAGCCTGTGGCTATGACTCGGCCAGTTTTGTCTAGTATTGACGCTTTAAAAAGACATGATTCAGCGTCAGCATTTATCAACTCCGTAATGAGCGAATGCTCCGGATGGGAAGACCTGAACGCTTTTACACGTTCATTTACGGTAACATATTCGTTACCTTTAATAGAAATGGTTTTTAATTTCATAGTTTGATTTTTTGTTTTAAAAATATAGGCGGCTCAACTTTTTGAATCGCCTATACTGAAAATAGAAAGACTATCAACTTTTTTAAGTTGAATGAGCAAAATCGCTCGAATACAAATATATAAATTTTTGAATATTAAAAACATTTTTTGAATATTATTTATCATTAAAATAATCTTTTCGCCTCTTTAAACAAGAATCAATATAAGAATCAACCTTATGTCTTGGTAACGATTTTGCAAATCTCCTTTCTTCATTACTAAGCCTAAACTGGTTATTAAGCCATTCGCCATACCTTTCCTTGTAAAGCTGCCTGTAATAGACTTCATTTTTAATAGCATCTTCATCGACAACCAATCTTAGTTTAGATTTTAGATTTGTTGCTAACTCCTTGAATCCTTCCGGGTTTACATCACGGAGTTTTATTTGTTTTTCTTTAATATTCATATTATTAACAAGATATAAAAACCATTAAAACGGTTCTTATATGGGCGTT